ATGCTTGCGCCCTGGGCCGCCAGGGCGCCCGTTGAGCATTCGGATTCACCCCGGCGCGCTGTGTGCCTGGTGCCCGGGCCCTCCGGGGTCGTACCGTTCGATTGCAACTTGGATCCGCTCGGCGCCCCGCACTGCGAAAAAGAAGCCGCATGCGCGCCCGATGTCATCGCAAATCCAGCTTGCCGCAGTCAGTTCCGACCTGGCCGCCTCGAGGATGGCCCGCAGGTCGACGCCCGGCGCGATCTCCCGCCATTCCAGCGCCTGCCGGTGGCCATTCCGGACCACCAGCCAAGTAGGCTGCTGAAGCGGCTGCAGGGGATCTGGGCGATTTCGGCGGCCCACGCATGGAGCGTAGCGTCGACTCCGGCATGACCAGCAAGCGAAGTCGCCGGTCCCTGGAAGGCATACAGTACGGATCCGGGAAGGAACCTGGATAAAAACATGGAACTTTCGGGGGCAGGGATGAGCGTTCCACAACAGCAGCGCGCCGATCGGCTCCTCGAGGAGCTCGCGCCGTGCACGGGCTGTCGTTTCGCCGCCAGGTGCGCCGCCGAGCTCCTGGCGTGTGAGGCCTTCGCCGCGTACTCGGGCGGCCTGAGCGAGGTTCGTTGGTCGGTGGCACCACGGGTGCCCTCCAGAGCTCGGTACGATTCTATCCTGGGCCAGGAGAGCAGCGCAGCGGCCATCAAGCCCCGGCGGCACTCCCCCGCTCCTCCCGAGGGGTTGTTTGCCGCACTGATGAGGGACGGCACCAGCCGCGGCGATGACGCGACATGAAATCACGGCGCGCAGGCCCTTCAGGAGTAGCAGGCGCATGCTGAGAGCGACCGCCGTTTCGCGCTACGAAATAGTCGGGTTCCCACCGCACTCTCTGGATCCGGAACTCGCCGCACTGGCAAAATGGCCTGACCTGAAGCGGCGAGCTATAGCGGCGCGGCTCGTGCGTGACCTCCGGGGCTAGGGCAATAACTGTGGCGCCGCGCTGCCTCGCACCCCCTCGATGAAAAAAGCGGCACGTCCTGTTCGAGGACGCCTTAAGGCCGCGGCGCGGTGTGAATCTCGGCGCGCACATTCCTCAGCCGCCGCAGGTGCGCTCGGGCCCACGCGGTGGCGACGAGCCGAGTGCGAAATGAACGCTCGATAAGAACCTCAGCAGGATCCGGCTCTTTGCCCTCCTCAAGCACGGGCACCTGGTCGGCGCTCGCCGGATCGAACGCTCGTCCCGTACGCCAGAGCGTACGCGGACCCAGGAAGAAGACGATTGCCCGATAGGTCCTGCGCCGTTGTCCGCGGACGCTATGCGCCATGGCTGACCTGGTCGAATCCATGTCGCGCGAAATGAGCCAGCATCGGCGCGGCGTGGCGAAGTAGCTCAGCATAGAGTTCGTGATCACGAGGAGCGGCGGTTGCCGCCTGATGAGGGCGCGCCACGGTGACTGCGGCGACCAGCGGCCCGATTATCCTCATGCCCTTGATAATCGGCAGGGGCGCATCCTCGGACAGCCCCCAGAGCCTGCCGCCGATCCGCTGCAACACCTTGGCGTAGCGGACGGGCGCCCCTCCGTACGGGACCTCGATCAACACCATATCGCCCAGTCTCGGCATCACGCCAGAATCGCACCAAATCAAGGACCCTTCCGGCATAAAATTGCCCATACACATGCCCGAGGAGGTCCCTGGGCCAACAAGCGTTTGCGATTTGGGATCGAAGCCCCGAAAGTGACGCACGACGGGCAGAGGCAATGCGCTCATTCCGCTGCGATGTAGTCGAGGAGAAACCGGCTCTCGACGCCCGACGTGCCGTAGTACGCCAGAAAGCCTGCCGTTCTGATCTGGCCGTAAATGAGCTGCTGATACTCCATCGTCCCGCGCGCGGTGATCATCCGCGACGCCGGTGTTGCGTTCTGGGTCGGGGAGAGCTTGCCGGCAAGCGCCTGGGTGATCTTGGAGACGGCAATGCTCACCGCAACATCGACTACAATCTCTGCGATGGCGCCGTAAAGTCCTCCCGCCGCCACCACGCCCTCGTAGGCGTCGTAAAGATACGCAATAGCTTCAACAACAACCGGCATCAGTCAATCCTCCATGCAAGGGGTGCCTCGTGGGTACGAATCATCGAACAGCCTTTTTTCGCTGGGAAAGCCGAATGCACCCCGACGCAGATTCCCAATGCCTCGGGCGCTGCGCCAAGTGCTGGGTGATCGCGTATCGAAACGATGTCGCCGCACTGAGCGAGACTGCCGCGAACGGGGACCTTCGCGAGCAGCTGCGTGACCATCTTCTGCATTGAACCGTAGCGCGCGATGATCCTGTAGGCATCGAGCATTGAGTCGTACCCGCGAAGCTGCGCCGCGTAGTCGACGCCGGTTGCGATCTGCACCCAGTCAGCGCAGAAGAGCGCGCAGTCGAAGGCGCCATAGGAGAATTCGCGCTTCGTTGCTGCCTCAATGTATTCGCACAGCAGCTCCTGCCAGTTCGGCTTTCGCAGCAGTGCGCGTTCAACCTGGACCGCGTCCGCAACACGGATGCGGCGATGGTCGGATGCTGAGAGTTCCCCGGTCACGATCGCTTACCTCGAGGACACAAGCAGTGCGCCGAGCACCTGAACTCGGGCGGCCGCGCCTTGGTCGCCGGCACGCGCCGCTGCAACCGTGCTCGGCTCAATTGCGGACATCGCCTGCAGCTGCTCGTCACGGCGCGCCATGAGCTGGGCGATCTGGCGCTCGGTGTGTGCGTCCAGACGGCTAGGCACTAGACGGGTTCGTCGCATTTGGAGCTCCTGGGATAAATCAATTGCCCGCCGCGACCAACCATTGAGGTAGGAGTTTGGTCCGCGGGCGCTCGGGGTTCGTAACGCCACTGGCCGAGTAATGCGGTTGGGGCGCGCAATTTGCCTACACGAGCGGCCGCCACAACGAGAAGCCCGCTCATGTTGCGGAATTTTGGAAAGCCTTGATTGCCCCCGCGTCGACGAGAGCCCCCCCGCAGCGGGCGATCGCGAGGAAGCCGACCTGGCCGAACTTGATGTATCCGCTGTCGTCCATTCGCAGCAGAGTTACCTGCAGCCCATCGCGAACCTTATAGCCAAGGTAGAAGTTTCCGAACCAGATCGACTTCGCGTTCGCGGCCATGACGGGCAAATCGTCGTTCACATCGACTGGGTACCCCATCAACGTCTCGCTCTCCTGTCCCACCTTGGGCAAGTACAGAGGCTGCCCGGCGGTGTCCTTCAACTTGCGCACCACCTTGAATGTCGCATCCGCCATGCTAAAGGCCAATCCGGTGCGGAATGTCTGCCGATAGGCGGCGTTGACGCTGTGGATCAGTGTGACCAGATCATCATTGATGACGGTCGTAGTCTCCCCCGTGGTGCCCGTGACGCCGACAGTGCCGGCCGTTGCGAATCCCTGCGGCTCAGTTGTACCTGCGCCGGTTGTGAATTTCGTATTCGTGATCCTGCCGATGCGCGAGGCGCCGCGGCGAAAGACGAAGGCCTCGATGTCGATGCTTGAATCCTGTAGCAACTCCAGGGGAACCGCGAACACTTTGCTCGAATACTTGAACGTGTTGAGCGGCGCGGTGCCGAAGCTTGGGTCGAGGCTGGCCGCGGCGGCGTTTTCACCAAGCTGCTCGCCAGTCTCGGCGGTACCGTCCGATGTCGGGTAACTGAGCGCATTGCCCTTCGCGGTAACGACTACCTCGGCGAAGCGGCGCACTCCGCCATAGTCCTTGAGCGCATCGACGAAGGCACTTGCGACGCCAATGCCCACCGTGTAGCCGCCCTGGCTGTTGGTGCCCTCCGACATGGTGTTGCGATACTGCGTGCGTTGCTCCTGAGTAAATGCGCCGAAGCCGCCTCGGATATACGCATTGCATGCTGCGTCGCGCTCTGTGATCCCGAGGCGCGAGAGCTGATTGGCGTCAGCGGTGCGATCTGCAGCGGCGATCTCGTGGTCGAGCCGATCGAGGTGCGCGAGATTGGAATCCCAGATCGCCATTTCGGTCGAATCGAGGTTTCGCGACCCGATCCGATCGCGCAAATTGCGCATTGCGCGGGCGACGCCGTTCCGCTGGTCTTGCAGCATCTGAAGTTTGTTCATTACGGGAGCCTCCTGCGCACATCCTCGAGGGCGGCTGGAACGTCGGTGATATCACCAGGCTCGCCGGCAACGCGAATGCGGTCCACCTCATCGATAAGGGCAGACAACCCCCTCGCCGCGCGCGACCTATCTTCGTGCGTTTCGTACGTGCCTCGCAAAGTGCCGTCCGCGCGCCGCCTTTGAAGTTCCACCTTGAGCGCCTCGACACGGGGGTCGGAGTGCTTGCGAAGCTCCGCGTCCACCTGGCCGCGAAGTGCATCAAACTCCCCGCGAACCTGGTCCAGCCCCTGAGAGGCCTTCGCGAGATCGGCGACGGTCGCCTCGAACGCCTTGCGGGCGGCTTGGCAACGCTCATCGGCGGCGCTGACTCTGGCCTCGGCCTTGGGTCGCTCGATCAGGTAGCGATCGAACGCAGCCTTTTTGCGCAGCCGCGCTGCCTCGAACGCCGCGGCGCGAGTCTGCTCGTCCTCGCGTTCCAGCTGCTCGACCAGGCCGGAGCGCTTCACGAGCTCGGTTACGTGTCGTTCCCTTTCGGTGGTCATGCCTTTCCTCGTTTCTCTCGAAGTGCCTGCGAACGTCGCAGCGACTGTAGCGCAGCAATTGGGACATTCCGTTCATGTCCCATTTCGAGGAGGGCTTGAATCCGACGCGCCACGGTCTTGCGGTCCGAGTGAAGTCGGGCCGCCGTGTCGCTGATACCGTTCGCGCGCTGAAGCGCCCGCAGAAGCTCCTCGTCCGTGAATTTTTTGCGCGCGCGTCGTCCTAATCCTCGCGCCTGGCGCCGGTATGCGGCCATCGGGCGCGAAAGCAGCACAAACGCCACCAATAGCCGCCGCATGACGGCCGCAGCCTTCGGGTCGCGCACCGCGTCGACGTACAGGGAGTCAAGCTGATTCAAGGCCCGCTGAGCGGCCTCGCTGTGCTTTCCGCCATCGCGGATCTGCCTCATCGCAATGTGCGAGAACGAGGCGAGCATTCGAGTCGTGGTTGTCACGGCCGCGGCAGAACTGGCAATCCACCAGGTCGCGCCGTCACTCCATGTCCCAAGGTTTTTTGACAGGCCCAGATCGGCGGCACTTCGCGCCCGCGGCGTCGGCCCGCATCGTCGTTTGCTGCGTGAGGCGCAGCTTTGTCGCCATAGACGCCATGAGCTGAATATTCCGATTCGCGCGCCCGAGCGCTTCGCAGTAGGCGCGAAATTGGATGGAGTCGAAGCGTTTCCTCCGTTCGAATCGGTCGACGTCGATCGCCAACCTGTTCTGGGTGGCGACAGTCCTGCAGTAGATGGCAAGCAGCTGACCACTCGCGGCGTCAAATCTGTCGGACGGCAGGCTCTCAACAATCGAATACCAAATATCCGTAGCAGACGGCGAGAGAAAGCCCGGCGGCGGCAGAAGACCCGCGCGAACCGTGTGCGCTTTGCGTGCTGGAAAGCGCACGACGTTGCCAGTCCGTCGTCGCGTATGTTTTTCGTCGTCGTGTGCCATGAATTCTACGAATTTTTAGTTAAAACGTGACCAACACGGTAGCCAGCGACGTGCTCCAGGGTTTTTGATACGCCACCCTGCTACTACCGGTTCCACGGGTGATTCGGACTCGTCGGATTGCCGCTCGCATCGCATGCACCGCCGCTTGCTGAGCGACCACCGCCATTGTCGGCGCGAGTCTTTTGCGAATGGTGGGATGCACACAAACTCTGAAGATTGTCCGGATCGCGCGCATCGCCGCCGTCACTGATTGGTTTGATGTGATCGACCTGCGTCGCTGCCGTACACAGCCCTAATGCGAGGCAATGCTCGCACAGCGGCTGATGTTGCAACTGCCACGGCCGCAGCCGATCGCGCCAAAAGCGCGAATCGTAGAACGGATTCTTTGGAGTCTCAGTGCGCATGGCGACGAGCATCGGCTTTTGACAGCAGCGCTTCGGTCTCGGCGGCAAACTGCGGTGAGACTGGAACACCGTTTGTACGCCCTCGATTCGCCGCCTCACGCGTAGCGAGCGCAAAGGACTCGATCAGTTGCAGAATACTTCCATCAATGGTCTGCGCTTCCGGATCCATCGCTAGGCTTGTGACGCCCCACATTGCCGCGAGGCGTACAAGCGCGTTTCGCATTCGATCGTGCGTGATGTGCTCGCGCCCGCACATCAATTCGATGATTCGGAAAAGCTCATGGCCGTCTCGAAGCTGCTGACAGCCAGGGCAAGCGACCTTCGGAAAGCGGTTACGCATTTCGATCTCCCTGCACGAAACGTCTCAAAATAAAAACGGGCAAAACGTCACATTTAACGGTCTGGTTTGGCCAACACGGCTGCCAAGAAAACATCTGGAGCTTTGAAATACCCCGGGGTGTGCATAGGCCATGGCTATAGATCATTGGAATCGCCGCCACGACGCCGGCGCTGCGCGAGTGTCACACGGTACTGATGCCGATCGCCTGCATCGAGTACGGCAACGCGGGACAGCGCACCGTTGAATGTCCAAAGACATAGGCCGCGCTCTCCGTTTCGATGCTTGACTACGTTGCATTCCAGTACGTCGCGCATCGCGAAGCCATTGTCGTAGTGCCCTTCGCTGAATAGCAATCCGATAATGTCAGCACTTTCCTCGATTGCGCCGCAGTCACGCAAGTCGCTTGCATTGGGCCGTTTATCGTCACGTGATTCGACGCCGCGATTCAACTGTGCGAGAGCGATAACGGGTATGGCGAGATCTTTGGCAAGCGCCTTCAGTGAGTAGCTCACATCGCGCAATTGATCGTACCGATTGTGTCCGACGCCGCGCAGAAGTTGCAGGTAATCGATGATCACCAGGCCAAGTCCGGCGCGCGCCTTCAGCGCAGTGCATTCTGATCTGACATGCGAGACCGTTGGTGCTGAGGAGTCATCGATCCACAACTTCAGCCGTGCAATCTTCGTCGCGGCCGGCGTGATGGCTTCCCACTCGGCGTCGGTCAGCTCCTTCGCAGTGCGAAGCTTTCCTTGCGGCACGCTACTTTCAAACGCGACGGCTCGACGCATCAGTTGGCGCGCGGGCATCTCAGCAGAGAAAATAGCGACTTGGGCGCGCGTGGCGACGTGCGCGGCAATGCTGATGATAGTTGCTGTTTTTCCCATGCCGGGCCGACCTGCGAGCACCACCAGGTCACCAGGCTCAAGGCCATGCGTGAGCTCATCGAAGTCGCTCAGGCCGATCTGCAGTCCGTGTTGTCTGTCGCGGCGGGAGTCGAGTTCATCGATAAACTCGTGCGTCAGCGTCTCGCTGTGCACGAGCCCGGCGCCACGGCGCGTTGCGGCATGCAGCTGCAGCAGTTGCTCCTGAGCTCGAATCAACGCCGCGTGCCCATCGTCGGTGCCCGCGGAGGCTTGTCGGTCGAGCTGCTCGGCGAAGGCCTTCAGCTGCCGGCGCAAGGACCAATCGATCACTGTGGCAGCGTAGGCCTCGATATTCGCGACTCCCGGTGTGTCCTTTGCGAGCGTGCCGAGGTACGCAATGCCACCGGCGTCGAACAGCAGGCCGCGCCGCTCGAGGTAATCGCCGAGCACGACCAGGTCGAAGGGTTTGCCGACGCCAGCCAGTTGCTCGATCCCGGCGAATATCGTCCGATGATCGGGGCGGTAAAAGTCGGCGGCGGCGAGGCCTGTGAGCCGGCACCACGCAGCCGGCTCGAGCATGAGGCCGCCGATCACGGCTTGCTCCGCGGGCAGCGAGTAGAGATCAGCGGCCATCGCGAGCTCCGTTGACGCGACCGCGATCGTCGTATTTTCCCTCGATCGTCTTCGCGAAATTCTCCGGTTTGAGCAACCAGGGCAGATCGGCTCGAAAATCTGTCTTGCGGCCGGTAAGGAACGAGCTCGCCGCCACCTTCTGGAAATATTTTTGCCAATACTCCGGGGAATCGGCAGGAAGGCCCTCGGCGACGCGCTCGAGGGCTCTGGCGGTCAGTGCGGCGGCGCGCGCCTTCGACCACACTTTGACTCGCGGCAGCTCGGGGAGGGTTTCGTGGTACGCGGCAATGACCTGGTCGTGGAACGGTTTTGCCCGGCACCTGGCCTTGTTCGAGGAATTGCGGCCGCGAGGCCGAGAGTCCGAGTCCTCGAGGACTCCAGAAACCGGAGACGGAGACGGAGACGGAGACGGAGACGGAGACGGAGACGGAAGCATCCCCTGGGCATATGCAGAATCGGATCCCACAGCATCTGCTGCAGCATGTGCCCCGGCATCTGCTGCGGCAGATGCCGCAGCATCATCGAATAGGTCAGGGCTATCAGCGTGCCACCGCTTTTCCGCCTTCTGCCGTGCAGTCTGGGATCGACGCCTGGACTCCGCTCGATGCTCCTCGAGCCGCGCGTTTACCAGGCCGCCGGCCGTTTCGGTGAACTTCTCGCGGATGCCCGGCCAAATCAGCGCGAATTCCTCGGCGCCGCAACCGACCAGGCGCCCGAGTCGCGCGAGATCAGTGGGAAGCGGTCCCGTTTCCCATGAGAAAAACAGCAGGTCCGTGTACGCGCCACGCTCAGCCAGGGATAAGTGGCGAGTGGCGGCGATGTAGTCGCGGACGAACCAGGGCAGCATTGCGAGCTGTGCACCGGTGCCCATCAATTGCGACGCCCAAGAAATATTTGTGTCGCCCTATACAGCTGCGCTCCGCGAAAGCACTGGATGCAGAGATTCCACCACGACGGTCGATCCATCAGCGGGTAGCCGCAGGACGCGCATACGCGAGGCGCGACGCGTTCCCGAAAGGGCAGGATTGCGGCGCCAGCAGCAGCAGATCCGCTACCCGGCGCCCCTGCGGCGGCCGGCTCGTGTAATCTTGGCATCGTTGAAATCCTCAGCCCGCGGTGATGTCTGCCAGGACGCCGCGGGCTTTTTATTGGTGGTGGCAACAAGGGGCGAAGCGGCGCCAGTGCTGGCCAGGTCGGCCTCCTGCTCGATTTCCTCAATGACCAAGTCGGCCAGGAGGTCGAGCAGAGCGTCATAGCGCGGAATGTGCGAAGGAGGGCGCATTTATCCTGCGGCGCGGCCTCTGTGGTTCATGCGCGCGGCATAGATTTCGCGAACCTTCGCCGCGGTCCCGGGCGCGAATAGCCTGTTCCCCCTGGAATCGACCGTGTAATTAATGAGTTTGAGGTTGGCGTACAAACGCACCGTCGGCGGGCTGACCTCGGCCTCACGGGCCAGCGTCCCCGTCGTCTGTTGAACTTCGCTCATATCCATCCTTTCGCCTGGCATTGCGTTAACCGTGTAACGCGGCGATACTAGGTCACGGATGCAAGGCGTCAATAAGTGACGGCATTTGTCACGGATGGGAAAGTGAACTCAGCGAAGCAAGCGTTACGGACCGCCTTCTGGTTCGATAAAAGGCTCCTTGAATCGGCTTTAGCGTTCGGGAATGGGGAAGCCGCGCGCGCTGCCTTTGGGTGGGTTGGGGCCGCGGTCGGGGATCGTGCCAAGGAGGCCGGCTTTACTGCAGAAGAAGTCAGAGCGCTGCGCTGGAGCGATGACTTTGTGCACATCGGCCCAGATGATCTGATTTGGAAGTTCCGTGCGGCCCTCGGATGGGCAAGCGCAATGGATCGAGAAAAATCGGAGCGGGGATTTCGTGCGCGACAAGATGAGTGGTTCAGCGAAAAGCTCGCTTCGGTTCAGATTGTATCGAGGTGGCGCATGGTAAATGGCGTGCTGATCGAATCAGTGGTGCCCAAGATCAATTCCGTCGAGCGGTGCATCGCATATGCGGTCGGAATCTACTTGCTCGACAGACACGGTCTTCGGCAAGCCGTCAAGCAGTGTCCATTTGTCTCGAGTCCATTGAGCGGGTTAGAAGCATTTTTCGGACGTAGCAGACCTGGGAACGTTCCGCATTGGTTCCTGCAATGGCCTCTGTCGAAACGACGATTTTGCTGCGACCAGCATGCGGCGACCTACAGACAGCGGGAAAAGCGGAAGCGGGACGAGCAAGCATAGGACGAATGGGGAATCATGAAAGCAGCTATCTACACACGCTTTTCGTCCGATCGTCAGCGCGAGGCCTCCACCGAGGATCAGGCGCGCAACTGTCGGCGCCGGCTCGAATCTGAGGGCTTCACGCTTGGCGCGCATTTCCGCGATGAAGCGATGTCTGGCTCGATATCAGCTCGACCCGGTTACCAGAAAATGCTGAAGGCCGCGGAGGCGCGAGAGTTTGTCGTCCTCGTGGTCGACGATCTGTCCCGCCTCTCTCGTGACCAGGTCGAGAGCGAGCGTACTATCCGCCGCCTGGAATTCAGCGGCGTGCGCATCATCGGCGTGAGCGACGGCTACGACAGTCAGAGCAAGAGCCGCAAAGTGCAGCGTGGCGTGCGTGGGCTGATGAATGAAATTTATCTCGACGATCTAAAGGATAAGACCCATCGAGGCCTCGCCGGTCAGGCGCTGAAGAAATATTGGGCGGGTGGCAAGCCGTACGGTTACAGCCTGGCGCAAATCAAGGATGAGAGCAGGAGAGATACGTACGGCAATCCGGAAGTCATCGGCACAACGCTCGCGATCGAGCCGACGCAGGCCGCAGTCGTGCGCGAGATCTTCGGGTTATACGCTGAGGATTACAGCCAGGTCGCGATCGCGGAGACACTCAATCGACGAAAGGTGCCTTCCCCTGGCTCGTCTTGGAAGGGCCGAACGGTGCGTCGCACTTCCGGATGGCTCGGCAGCACGATCAACTCGCTGCTGGAGAACGAGCTGTATCGCGGGAAGTACCATTGGAACAAATCCGAGTGGCGAAAGGATCCGGACTCTGGCCGACGCAAGATGCGCGTGCGCCCGAAGTCGGAATGGATTACGAACGACATGCCGGAGCTTCGGATCCTCGACGAGGAGCTGTGGCATCGAGCTCAGGAGCGGCGCGCGCGCTCTAAGATACGTGGCGCAGCTGTCGGCGCGGGTATCGCACGCGGCCATTCCGTCGGCGGTGGTCCGCGCTATGCCTTCAGCGGGTTGCTGAAATGCGAACTGTGCGGCAGCTCACTTGTAATCATTGGTGGCAGCGGCGAGAAGAATCGGACCTATGGCTGTTCGGGGAATAAGTTCGGTGGCTCGCCAGTCTGCGCGAATGCGATCGGTGTGCGGCAGACGCTCCTCGAGTCGAAGCTGTGCACGCCGATCAAGCGCGATCTGCTGACCCCGGCGTTCCTGGCCGATATCGAGCGACGCGTAATCCAGAAACAGGCGACCAGGTCGAAGGGCGCAACAGACAGTGCGCCGCGCGTTGCTGCTCTGCGCCAACAGATCGAGAATCTCGGCGAAGCTGTCGCCTCTGGAGGGCTGCGGAATTCGCCCGCATTGGCGCAGCGTCTGACGGCGGCCGAGGAGGAGCTGGCAACGCTTCTGGCGCAATGCGCTCGGCCAACCGCGCAGATCATCGACCTGCCTGCGCGGTTGGCGAAGCGGATCGCTAAGCTCGTCGACGGCCTGGAGCTAAAGATCAATCAGCAGCCGCATCGGGCGAGGGCCGCGATTCGGGAGATCTGCGGCGATATTCCGGTGAGACCGGATCCGACGGGTAAGTTTTTGTTGGCCCGGGTGGGCCTGAGCCAGACGCTGCTGGCTGCAGTCGCTGGCTCCGAGAGGTTCATGGTAGCGGGGGCGCGCTATGTGACGTTCCGCAGGTTCCCGGTTCGGCGCTGCTTAGATAGGAAAAACAATAACTTACTGGCGTCTCGCTCTTGCTCAATCTTGCCGGATTTTGGCGGGACATTAGACGGCCGTTAGACGGGCGTATACTGTGAATACGTACAGAAGGCGGGCACCCGGCTTCTAAATATTCAACCAGCGTGACCCACTACCCGAAGCCGGGGTTGTGGCCATATACTTTTGTGTATAATGCCTATCGACTATTTAGAGGGCGCCGAGCAGGACATCCAAGCGCTAGAGGACACCGATCCCGAAGCGCTGGCAATCGTGCTCGCCTTTCTTGAAGAGGCAGACGCGGACCCTAAGCTGATCGAGAAGTTTACGAGCCGCGGCAATGTGGATTTTCAGAGTCACAAGGTCAATGTAAAGATTTGGCGCACTGCTCGTCGGGCCAACGCGAACTTATTTCGCATTCGAGTGCTGGATACGCCAGCCACGAGCTACCGGATCATTTACGGGTACAACTGGCGCACTCGCCAGATAGGTATTTTGGCGATCGTACACAAGGAAAGTTTTGACTATGGGCTCTCCAGCGAAATCGGTGACCGAATCCAACGCGATTGGAGCATCGCTACCGGCGACGAATCCACCTGATTCACAGGTTAGTGCGCCTGATGACGCGGCTCCAAAATCGTCGGGCCGAGTCATCACGCACGAATTCAGTGTGCCGCCAATGCTTCCGATGAAGGGAGGCCGGGCTCTTCGGGACGTCATGAAGAGGGTAGAGGCCAAGCCTGCCATGGCGGCGCTACTCGCCGATGCTCGGCGAAATCTTGCAAAAGAGATGGGAATTGACAGCCGTTCGTTTCGCATGCTGAGGCTGCAATCTGGTCTTTCGCAAACGAAACTGGCGGAGCGAGCACGCGTAACTCAATCCTACGTGGCAAGGGTAGAAGCGGGGAGTGTTGATCCTGGCACGGAGATGATTGTCCGCTTGTCTGAAGCTCTCGGCGCTCCGGCTGAAAAGGTCTTTGTCGCAATTATCGCTCAGCGCGTGAGCCAAAATGTCTGAGCAGCGATTCGTTTCCACTATCTTTTGCGACGATATCCGGATGGAGGTCGGAAACAAACCTTCACTCATGGGGTGTTATTCCTCAGACATGTACGTTCAAAGTCTCCCTTTTGTGTTGCCAAAGTTCTGCGCACTGGTAAAGGCTTTCACGCCGATTGACCGCCCCTATATCAAGCTCGTAACGCGCATCCTCCGGGACGATGTGACTCTCGGGGAATTCTCTTTCCATTCGACCGACCTTGAGAACGTTGCAACAGCGCCCGAATTCCATCCGGGCGCCCACTATACAGCTGTGCCCATTCACTTCGTTCTAACACCCTTTGCCATCGACAATCCATGCCGTATTCGCGTTGAAGTGGAGACGGAAGACGCCACCCTCTATGGTGGATCAATTTGGATCGGTCTTCCGCCGTCAACCGGGTTTTCGAATTCTAACGCGATGTAGTCAATGCCTCAGGAGCACGAACAGGAGCTACGCGAGGCCGCGCGATTTTCTGAAGCGAGCGAACTGGCATGTGGCTTAAACGCAAATGACCTTTCATAGCTACGAAGAAATCAGAAATAGGCCAAATTTCGACCCTGGCTGCACGATTTCTCCCGACAACGTGGGGGCGCTAATCGACAACTACGCCCTCGAAGGGGATCTTGAATATCAGTGTCAGGTCGTCAAGGAAGGCGGCCGCTGCGATGAAATGCACAGGAATGGCTGGCTGGGCTGCCGTGCAGACGACGGTCACGAAGCTCTAATAGGTCGAGACTGCGGTAGGAAAAAGTTCAATTTCAGCAAGGTTTTTCGATCAGAAAGAAAGCGGCTGAACAGCGAGCAGGAGCTACGAACGGCAGTTGAGCGGGTTCGGAAACACATCGACAATGTAGCTTACTCGCATGACCTCGATGGCCTCACGATCCGCCTGAGAGCGCTGCGCACTGCGATCGCAGATCTGAGGGCGGAAATCCCCGGCGAAATCGCAAGCGAATTGAAGACACGAGTTCGCGATAATCGTTCGCAGTTGTTGGCAAGCTTTCGCGTTCCGTACGATGAAGATAAGAAGGGCAACATCATCTATCGCTGGGACAGACCGGAAGTCATCGGTACGATCGCCGGGTTGAGCGTTTGGAATCCGGAACCGATGCGAGCAACATTTGCTACAGCGCATGACATTCGTGACGCTCTTCGAATCGCAAAGCCGGACCCACTCGTTGGAGCGCGCAAGTTGAAGAAATGGGCAAGCGTGCTCGACGAACTTCCCAGGTGTCTCACTTCGATCGCTGGATTTGAGGCCAGATGGCGCGAGTTCTCAACCCCTGAAAATTTGCGACTCTTGTGCCTTTTGATTCCTAACGAAGCTCGGGGAGTTGAGATGGCGCGTGTAGTCCTTTCTCGGGCTCAGCAAGCCCAGGCATCGCCCAAGGAGGCGCGTCAGTACTATGACGCGCTGAGAAAGTCAGTAAGTGCATTGCGTGGAAACAAGCCGTTCAAGATTTGACGCCACCCCTCGCCAGCGCTTGCGCATTCATGAGTATTCACGGATACTATTAGCATGACGCCAAGAAAGCTACGCCCGCAACCGATCTACCTGGAGCCACAGAAGGCCGATTTACTCGATGCTTTGGCAGCTGAAACCCGCATTCCAAAGGCGGTTTTGCTGCGTGAGGCTGTCGACGATCTGCTGAAAAAGTACGGGCAGTTGCCCAAGGTGTCGAAGCCGAAGAAATGACCTGAAGCGGTCCGCACCGGTGCTAGTAACACCGGCACGGACCTGACCACAACCGACCTGATGAGGAGGTCAGCGATGGCTGTCCACGATTCTACCGGGCATCGCCCGAATCGCCACGTTCGCGCTCTGATGCTGCTGCTGCGGCTCAACGCCGACGCCCTGAACTACACGCCGAGGTCCCATCGTGGCCAGCGTGCCGAGCGCCTCATGCTGAAGCTACAGGCGATCCTTGAGGCGGTGTCATGAATGCCGTCCGCCCCGAGGTGTCGACCGGCCCTGACGCCATCACGTCCCTGGCCCGCGCCCTGCGGCTCCTACAGGCCGCCTCGCCTGACTGGCAGCGTAAGGGTCCGACTGACGGCTCCGAGCCCCTCCACTGGCCTGCCGCGATCGCAGCAGCCCAGGCGCACATCGCGCACGCGCTTCGGCTGATGGAGCGTAGCTACCTCTTTCCCAACGCCGCCACGACCGTGATTGACCACGGCCGCGACGGCTCATCACAACCAGTACAGGAGTACTGACCATGACTAAGCGAAGTGTACCCCGCCGCAAGGCGAAATCGTCCCCGTCAAAAAGCGCCAAGCGCCGCAAGCGGGACAAATTCATCGAAATCGGACAGTTTCAGTATCCGGTTGTGGACGGACTTGTCGAAATAGAAGGACACAAGCTCAATCCACGCCAAGCGGAACTGTTCAGGCAAAAATACGATGAGCGATTACAGATCGCAGATCGACCAGGAAGCGACATTCGGCACCCCAGCCAATATGCCCGACAGCTGGCGCTCAGTGATCTTCTGTGGCAGTACAGGCCAACGGCGAAGGCTGAAAAGAGGCTCCTGGATCTGAGTGAAAACCTGCGCAAGGTCACCATGCAAATAGGGGATCTGCGTGAGTTCTCATTCTACAGCGACGGGTTTGCGACACAGGAGGGCAGCGTATTTCTGCTGCGGCTTGTACAGGAGGCAGAACGGCGCCTTCTTAGGATCAAGCACTTTGCAAGCTCAATGGCCACGGAGCGTAAGACGAAGCTCCAGGATTGGACGAAGCGGGAAGCGGAGTTCGAACAGCTCGGAGAGGTGCAGTCATCATGAACGCCACCACCGTCACGCCGATTCGCACAGTAGCCAAGCGGCCAGCAAGCGCTCGCAAAACCAAGGACGTGGATGCGAGCCTACTCATGTCGGCGGCGAATCTAATCGGCCTTGTCGCTCACGTCTATGACTTCGCCGATGAGGATGAGATCCACCAGACCGTCCGCACCGCTCACTGCCAAGTTGAGCAATGGTGCTCCGACAATGAAAACGCTGACCTTTCCAGTCAGCTATTCGAGGCGTATGGCGTGCTCATGTTGATTGATATGGCACTGGAGGCCCGGCTGCAAAGCGCATCATCAACATGCGATGCAATCCGCTCCAGTCTTGATGCTGCCAAGAATCTGCTGCGCAAGGCTGCCAGCAAGCCCACCGACGACTGACCGCGATCCTGCGACACGCACGACGAGGCCCCTTCGGGGGCCTTTTCGTTTTGCGGCCGATCCTCAGACACGTGCAGCGTCGGCAAGACTCTCGGCGATGATCAGTCGCTGCAAGGTGCCCAGAGTCCACACCTTACCGCAGCCGGCGCAATGGCCTTCGACCGGCACAGGCTCCAACAGATGAAGGATGAGGTCCACAATACTAGTGGATTCCACGTAGCGCGGCGCGCCGCAACTTGGACAATTGAGCGGGATTTGTCTGCGAATTGTCATTGGGACGGAGCCATAGTGCCTTTCCACAAAATAGCGCGGCTGATGGCGTGGTCCGTGATTCGAATCACAACCCACTGGCGCAAATTCTCAGCGTCAAGAGCTTTCCGGGTCTTCATCTTGCGTCAGGTTCGCGGATGCCTCACGGCGTCAGCTGCCTTCTTCCATTGTTCGGATGCGAGTCGTGCGTTGGAAGAATCTTGCTGCCTCAGAGCCTCAATGTACTTCAATTCCGCCTCCGCCTCCGCCTCCGCTTCCGCGAGACGCGCGAGCTCCTCCGCAATCGTCGTCGTAGGCATGGCATCCTCCAATGGCCAGAACCATAACAGGCTTCTTGAGCTTCAGCATTGGGCGGTTAGGGATTGGCAGCCGACTGAATTGCCATGGCGATCTCGCTGGAGGCGTCTTCGAGCGTAGCGCCAGAAATATCGCGCTCTCTAAACAGAGCTCTGCCGCCGCTGCGGCCATGCTTTACGATCGTTAGCCGGACTATGCCGGAATTTGTTCGCCCGACGATAACCGTCCCGCCACAACTACGCTGCGCAAGGTCACGTGCAAGCGCATTCAGCGCATCGATGTCTGCCATGGTAAGCATCGCGCCCGTTTCTCCGTGATAATCGCTTTCTGATTGTCCAACAATCCAATGTACGCGGTTGTTACAAATACCAACTTGGGCCGCCTCCATTGGGCGGTGTTTTCGGGTTCGGCGATCAGTGCGGGTTTTTGCGCAACTTTACGCCCGTCCCGACTATCAGATAATTCTCCGGGTCGATGCGGTTCACGTGTTGACCGTTTGACTTGAATATCTGCATTCCCGCCGTCGAGTCTCGCGTGCCGTCCAACCTTGTCGTCGTGAGGTACTCCCGAAATTCAGTGACGGTGTATTGCTTGCCATCGTCGCCGGTTGCGGCGAATGCGTCTTCCCTTCGAATTTCTCTCGTCTGTTGCATGAGCTTACTCTCTATGATCGAATGGCCGCTGCACCGACCCTCGGTAGATCGGCATCCCGTGTCATTCTCCGATTCTACGCCGGCCGCCATGCGCTCGCTCCTGGCCGTCATCAGGACTGCCCGCAGGTCAGCGCCTGGCGCAATCTCGCACGATTCCAGCGGCTGGCGGTGCTTGTTCCTCACCACGAGCCAGGTCGCCTGAGGAAGCGGCTGGAGCGGGTCGTGGAGCGTTCGGCGGGACATCGCGGAAGGGTAGCGCCGGCCTGGACATCCTCAGCAAGCGAACAGCGCGAGTACTGTATGGACCTGTCCGCGGGATGGTTAACGCACGCGCTCAGGTGCTGGCGTAGGCGGAAGCCGGCGAACACAGCAACGTCGAAAACCAACGGCCATTGGGTTTGACGCTTTCCAGTTCATCGGTGGAATTGTATGGAAACCACAAGCCATCGGCTCCTGGAACTTGTGAGCCGGTGATCTTGATCGGCGCCCCGAGCTCAATGGCTGGCGAGAACAATACGGTCACGCTAATTCCGTTTCTACCGATAGTCGGGTACCCGACCATGCCCGTTTGCGCATTAACTGGTGCCGGAGTCTTGTTCTGCCGTGGCTGATTTCTTTGGCAGATGATCAGTGTGGATTTCGCATCGAAGTAGTAATCAAATCCTGCCGCATCGGCAAGGTCACGGAACTGCTCCATGAGTGTTCCGGCCAGATAGGGGCTTTGCAGCGTGGCTTGCACACCGTTGTTTTCGAAACCGAAGCCCATTTTTGTCGCCAGTTGCTGCGCCAATGTTGCCGCATCCGCACCGCCGTTCGTGGACGATGGCGCTGCTGATAAAATCTGCGCGCCATATCCAGCAGAGGCTTGGAGACTCAGGCATACATCGGGTGCGGCTCTATAGTCCGGCTGGCCCTCCTGGAACTGGCCTTCAAATATCTGAAGCCATCCGCCACCGTTGTTTGCCTCAAGCTTAAGAACCGCCCGCGCATTGATGGATTGGACATTGCCGCCTTGCCAGAAAATCACCGATACGGCGTTCATGTCGGCCTGCTTCATGCCGAATATTTGCAGGTTGCACGTATTGGTGAAATTTCCCGCTCGCTCAAGCGTTGCCGACATGCGATTGCCAGTGAGCACCAGCGTATTGTTATTCGTTCCCGCGAAAGTACCTTGCGGGAGAATTAAGCTGGCACGCAGCAATTTTTGTGTAAAGGAACTCATGTGCGGCTGCTCACTTCATGAATTCCTGCTCGCGAAGACCGGCTGAGCCATTCATATGCTCAAAAGCCCAGAAACATCTTGGAGGATGGGGGGGTGCAGCGCTCGAAACCCACGTTGCCGCATACAGCTGCATCGCAGTGGAGCCGGTCACCGGAGTGCCCTGCAAGTTGTTGGAGCCGGAGCTGGTGAGTACGGTGTGTACCGTGCCTCCCATTCCTGGGAATGCCACGGTGTTGTCGTCAATGGTCCAGTTGGACGTGAAATTGTTCGAATTGTTGGTGGACACAATGCCCAGCGCAATCTCATTGACGCTCGAGGTCGAGAAGCTCAGCGTCGCGGTGCCCGTGCCGAAACTACCTGCCGTGCCGGTCGCAACATCTGCCGTGGGGCTGGTGCCCATGCCGCTGATCTCGTAGACGCGGCTTTGGATCTGGATAGTCGCCGCCGCCGAGCTGTCCACGGAAATTGTGATGACGGTCGGCGCATTGGTGATATTGCCCTTTAGGGCCGCCGAAAATAATGCGGGGATAGTGCTCGCGTTGTATGGCGTGTTCGGCGTGTAGCTGTTGCCCTGATCGTCCACGATGGAGGTGATGGTGGGCGTGCCGCCTGTGGCGCCAAACAAAACCGTGAGGCCCACCGCGTTGCCGGTGGTCACGGCGCCGGGCAGGGTCACAGTCATCTGAAAGGAGGTACCGGGCGTTCCCTCGAAACCAGAAGATGCATTCGCCGCAGAGTGCACAACGGCCGGCGTCGCTGATGCCAGGTGCGGCAGCAGTCCGAAGAGGGCGAGGGACAGAAGCTTGATGGCGGATTTCATTTCAGATACTTCAAGCCGGCCACCGAGCGCTTGTAGGTGCCATCATTGCGCTTTCTACGTGGCGGCGGCTTCGTGTCCCACGAAGGCGGCCGATGACTTCGCAGGCGCTCAGGATCGCGAGTCTCCGAAGCCTCGACTACCTTCTTGGTGTCGCGTGTGTGGGACATGTCAGGGCTCTAAAGTGCCTCTATGATCGCTGCCAAGTACGTGTGGCAACGGGCACCCTGAATGGTAGGAGCATTGAGATTCGGAACCGGGTAGTCCAGCGACATTTGCGCCAGAAGCGCAGTCAGCACGTTCGCCAGATCGGACGGTACCGAGGGAGTTCCTACGCTGTACACAGATGTGTTATTGGCGGCCCACGCCAGCAGCGCAGCTGCGTTGGGGCCGAGGCCTGGCGCGCTGTTGCCCTGAATGAGCGGAGAGGTTGGCACAGTAGCCATCAGGCGGCCTCATCAGGCAGCGGCTGCTTGGTCGCTTCGAACTGCACTTGATGCTCTTCGAGGAGCACGTCCGCCAACTCAAGCGCTTGTCGCGTCGCGTTTCTGACGGAATCCGGCGAAAGGGCCCCCTGCGTATTGATCTTAAAGCCGCAATGTCCGACGAGGGAGGCCGCGAGTAGTAGTCGAAGCTGGTCCTTGGGCATGATTTTATTACCTTGATTGCTAAAACCGAACACGAGATCAATGCCTCGGCTTGAGGCCAAATAAGGCATCCAGGTCCACGGCTTGGGTTGGGGAAGGACTGAATATGGCCTCGAAATCGTGCAAATCCGGCTTGCCGTCTCGCGCAACGACCGGGCCGCTTGAATCGACACTACGAGCAGCTGCAAACATCGCGTCCAAATCGGACGGGCTATGGCTCATTACCGGACCGAGAAAGCCGAATTCCGACCGTATAACGCGCGCTTTGTAGTTGTCGCGACCGAATGCTGCGTCGTACGCCTGATCGAAAGTGCGGGAGTCTTTTGCCTTCTTGTCGCGCGCCTTCCTGCTGCGAGCCTTGTCGTAACAGGCAGCCTTTTCCTCATCGGTAAGAGTCACGCTCTCGCGCTTCTCATCGAGCGCCTCGGCTTCGGCCTTCGCCTTCTCCGACGCATCAAGCGTTACGACCGATTGTGAACGCGGTTGGCCGAGATCCTCCGGCTCAAGACCTAATTCGCCGGCAGCGAGCCTCGCATCGAGGGCAATTCGGTCGGCTGTGGTGATCATGATGCCAGCAGCGGCCAGTACAGCTTCGACCTGGCGGGCAATGTTCGCTCGCATAAATTTCAGACCTCTTGGGATTGAAAGGAGGACATCGCAAGTGGCAGTAGGCGTCTGTTCACTTGCGCGTCGCTCTGGTTTTGAAAGGTGCAGCCACTGCCGGGGACCTGATTACCCCGGCGGTGGCCGCGGTGCCGCCCCGAGACGCATGCACGACGTCCCGAGACAACGGCGGTTTGGCCACGCGGGCCAAGAAAGCACAGACGGCCATTGCGATCACTGCGCTGCGGGAGCGGTTATCAGTGTGTGCAAAAGCGTCAAGAGCCTGGATTTGATCAGCGCGAAGAATCGCGCTCACCTGTCCTGTCTGAGTGTGATCACCTGTGTCCATGTGTTTCACATTGACGAGCGGTTTTATTGAATGCAAGCGTTTGAGCGGCATGTGTCAAGATTCTTTTTTGTGTCAACTGCGCACAGTGGTGGTGAGGTGTCCAAGTTGGACACGTCCGCCGACGCCATCTGAGTGAATCTCAGCTCGGCATGGTTGGTGCAAAACTTGAGCGGGTTGAGAGCGAGCGGGCGCGTAAAAGACAGGTAGCTAATTTGAACGTTGCAAAGGATGAGTTACACCCACGTGGGTGTAACTCGAATGAACCAAAAGGCGAAACCGCCCAAATCATCGGCGACAAGTTGGGCATCGGCAAGAACACCGTCAATCGCGCCATCAAGGGAAGGCGGAAAAGAAACTGGCGCCGATGAGACCGAATCCCAGGCGCGACTATGGGAGATCGCCGAGAACCTGCACCGCGCCGAGCTGACCGAACTTGAGCGTGATTTACAGCTGGCCGAATGGATCAGGCTGACGGAGCAGGCGGAGGCGGAAACGCTCGCGGCGGAGATGGCGAAGAAGCGTGGGAAGACGAAGGAGGACAAACCCGCGCAATCTGCGCAAGTTTCTGCAGCAAAAGGCGGCAGGGGTAAGAAGTCCGGTATCAGTCAGGCCGCCCGCGAACTCGGCGTAGATCGTAATGATGCCCGCCGCGCTATCAAGGTTGACAGCCTCACGCCGGGGGCCAAGGCATGATCATGCCCAATCCGCATCATCCCAGTCATCTGCCGTAGACATTGGCTGATCGAGCAAGAGAAGCGCCTCGGCGCTGATGGTGATTCCAAGCGGCTGGCTCGATGCCAGCCACAGCGCGCCACAAGCGGCGTTGGCGGCGTCATCGTGCCCACGTGGGGGATGATCCACGCTGTCGCTGCGCCCGCCTGCGCGGGGTCGACGTTCGAGCAAACGCAGCTCCGTGGCCAGGCGCTTATCTTCGATGAGCTCCACACGACGCTCGGCGAAGAGCGGCAGCACCTCGCAATAGATGGCGGACTTGTCAAGTTCTGACTGTTCATACCTGATGCCAAACTTGCCGAAGGCATCTGAGACCCAAGCTCCCGCGTATCGATCCCCGGTAACGGTGTGCAGCCCGTGATCCTTCAGCACCTTGGCGAAGCGCTCGACGATTGCGGCCGGCTCGTGCGGGGCTGGCACGCAATGCAGGGCGTCCAGGCGCACACTGGGTTTGTCGGCGCTCTCGGCATGGGCGATGGCAAGGGCGCTTGCATCATGACGGCCACCAGACATGTCCACGAAGGCAACTGCCGGATAGGAGGTTCCACTCTTCAGGCGACCTGGCTCAAGGGCGGCATCGAGCAACTCATCCTCCAGCCACTGCGAAACATCCGAGCGAAATTCACCAAACCACTCGGATCGCGCCGCCACTGGATCCTCCGCCATCGCCCGCTCGATGATCTTCGGGTCGATCGTGGGATTCATCCGCGTGTGAGTGGCCTGCATCACCAACACATCGGAAGGCTTGCCGTAATGTGCCTGATACATGGCATAAAGATGGCCGCGGCGAGCGTGAGGGGAGGAGAGCCCGATCAGACGGCCGCCCAAGTTGGCAAGGCCAGGGCGCACCGCGCGCACCAGTTCAACGTCTGGATTTGCGGACATGTCGTCACGGTAAAATGCTAATTCGTCTAAAACAACGCACACATAGCTGAATCCGCGCGTACTGCGAAAGCTCGTGGTGTGCACTTCCAAGCGCACGCGATGCGAAAACGTGATGCTCTCGGCAGTGTCGCCGCAAACCTCAGCCGCGATCATGGGCGAGTCGGCGATCAGGCCTTTGACGTAGTTCATCAGCTGCCGGGCCTGCCTACGATCGGATGCGATCATGGCGACCGTGGCGATCTCGCCAGGGCCCAGCCGGTCGCGGTAGTCCTGTAGCGCGGCATGCAGGCCCAGCGCCGCGGCGAAGAGAGTACCGCCCGCCCTGCGAGGCTTGACGAGGTAGGCTTCCGAGAACGGGTTTAGTGGCGGCTCTGCGCGTCCGGTTATCTCCCGATATAGCGCCAATTGCTCCATGTCGAGCGGCTGGCCGTCCAATATCCGAGCCACCGCGCGCCATGCTGCGAAAGTAGGGCCACCGAAGGTGCGGCCGAACAGGTCCGGATCGAGCATGCAGTCGTACAGGCACTTCATGAGCGAGGCTCAGTCGACGATTCGACACGAGCCGGATCACCTTCCATCACCTCGCGTAGCCGCTTTGCGGGGCGCTGGCGCCGATCAAGTCCAAGGAGGCGGTAAAGGCCCAGCAGCGAGTTGATCGCCTGTGTGTGGCCGCCCAGGTCGATTCCTTCGCCTGATGCGAGCTTCTGCTCTGAGTGCTCGATGATCGCCTCCAACCACACGACGCGGCGCACGAGGCTTTGCCTGGCGTGGCTCAGCCCGTCAGCGCCGCCCATGTCCGACTCGATGGCCTCGATGCGCCCGCAGATGGCTTTGGCGATATTGGTGCGCCGGTCCAGCCGCTCGGCGAAGTCCGGGCTGTACTTGTCGGGTATCGTCGCCAGGATCTTGGCGGAAGTGTCACGCGGCATCAGGGCATCTCCGGGGTAATTCCAACAACGTTTGTGCGGTAGACAAAGCAGGCACGTGCTTTTTCGACTTCAGCGAAATGCCTTGAATTTCAATCATTTGGTTAAATCCATTTGCGTCCGGTAAATCGCGGTGGATGACTTGATCGCTCGGATTCGCGGGCGAGATGCCGTAGTGACGCGTGTTGGTAAGACCCTAGCCTCTACAGAGGCTAGGGGTAAAGCTGCCACTCGGGGTGCGATGGGGGCGATGGGGGCGATGGTTTCCCCCCATTCCCCCTAATATGTACCTGCCACTTTGACCCGCGTACGGAGTAACCATTGCACCTATTGCACCCATCGCACCCCGGTTGATCCTTGCTCTCATCGGATCACCCGAAGTTGATAGCGACTCACGCCGTGCGTTCGGCCGTCTTGAACGAGCTTCCGCTGGCCTGCCACCTGGTCACGGTGTTCGCGAAGCCAGTAGCCAATTACCTTTGCATTGGTGGCATCGCTGCATCCGGCCGCCTCGATGGCGTGCCGCAGATCCTCCCCGTCATAGGCGTTGCAGCCCGTGGCGATATCGCTGGCGCTGAATGCGCCCTGGAACCGCTCCCGGGCGGCCAGTGCATCGAATGCGTCAATGAGCGGGGCGGTCTCCTCATCGGTCTCCAATTGCTGTGTGGTGACCGCATCGCCATAACCGATCCAGGCGATGGGGTCCCGTACGATGCGGCTCCAGGTCTCGAAGGATTCCAGTGGTCGAAGGCTTACTCGGTCCGACGCCAGCGCATAGGCGCGGATGACGGTGAGCGCGTCGACCAACATCTGCGGGCGCCGGGCGCGAACATAGGCCTTCAGGTCGGTAATGGCGAAATTCCTACCCCGTGCACTTTCAGTATTGGCGTCGAGTCGCACGACGATGCAGCGACGAGCAAGATCCCCGGTAGGGCTGATATTGTTGCCCGTCAGCACGATCTGGCAGCGATTGGGCAGCGTAGGGGACTCGCTCACCCCCAGTTTGCGGTCCGAGTACACCGGGGCTGTCACGAAGGCGCACAGGATGGCCGAGCGCACCTTGGCGCCCGATGGCACGTTGTCGAAATAGATTGCTGAATCCCCGGCGAGCAGCACGCTCATGAGCACCTTGCGGATCTCCTCGGACTCATCCGTGTACGGCTTCATCCCAGGCTCCGTGCCGTCCGCAATGCGCACCGGCATGCCGGCGAGCAGCGTCTTGCCGGTTGCGGCAAGGGGCGCGGTGTAGGTAAAGATGGGTCTCGTGTCGATGGCATGGCGGGCGGCAGCGGTGAGAATGTGCGAAAGGAATGCGGCTTTCGCCTCATCCGTGGCAAACGGGAATTCCTTGAACGGCTCAAGTAGCCGCTCCAGAGCCGCGTCCGCATCGTCCTTGTTCGGGCTTTCCGGCATCGGCGGAAATTGTGCATTCGGCGCGAGGTAGACGCGCGAGGCCGGATCGTA